AGTGTTTTCCTCCAATTAAAAAATAAGGCCCGGGACCACTCCCAGGCCATGAAAAGTTGTGACGTCACAAGTTGCGATATCGCAACTGCCACTTAACCCCGTGACCGGGAGATATACGGACCACCTTCTCTCAGGCATCCATTTTTGTCTTATCCTCCACTTGACCCTTAATCATCTTGGCCAGCGGCATTAAAAACGGTGGCATGGCCACACCGATATCCAGCAGATTCTCCAGGATAGAAATAATCTCATTACATATTAGCCACACGGCCACGATGGTAGCAACCACGAAGGGCAGTTTAATAGACAGTCCTACATACTGGCTGGCGTAATTAATCAGCACGTCCATAGCCCATCCTAAACCTACCAATATCCACATACCTATCTTCTTGACGATGCCCCACAGTCCCTTGTCACTGGTCACCAGCTCATTGCGCCGTTTTGATGCCAGGATGCCGGTTATGTAGTCTGTGAAATTCAATCCGGCCAGTATCAACACTGGAACTGCCAGAATTCCCAGCCACCCAAAAATCATGCTAAATGCTGCAACAAACGCTGCTTTCACCTTATCCATCTTCATTTACCTCACCTTTCCTATTCTTCTAAGGCTTCCAACAGCTCTGCCTTTTCCTCATCTGTCAGGTTCTTGTAACCATCCAGGATGCCTGCCGGTTCCTCTCCCTGATTTTTCCGAATCCGCAGGGCCCGGATAATGATGTTGCGCTGTATATTGGATAACATTACATTGCACCTCCTATCATGTCTGCCAGGGCAAGTGTAAGCTCCGCATTCTCTCGCCGGAGCTGAGCTACCTGCTGCTCCTGGGTAGGGATATATTCAATGGGTGTTATCCCATCGGCCTTGTAAAATACGCCGTTTATGTACTTATCTCCTATCTCGCAGGGATATTGCAGGCAATCAACCGCAAAGGCATCGTCACCATATACGCACCGTGTTACTCGGTTGATTTCTTCATATTGTCCTACCACCACATTCTGTACCGTTTCGCCAGATATCATTGCGAATACTTCGTGTACTGCCATATTAATCCTCCTATTTTAATCTGATTAAAATAACTCCTGAGCCGCCAGTACCGCCCCACTCGGCGGTTCCATAAAGGTCGCCGCCTCCTCCGCCGCCTCCTCCGCCAGTGTTAGCACCGCCCGGACTGCCTGTATCATAACTGCCTGCTCCGCCGCCGCCAGCACCACCAGCGCCGGGACCGCCGTGAGTTACTCCACCACCGCCACCACCGCCAGCATATAAAGTGTTTCCGGCTTCGCCAAAAGCTCTTGTTGTACGTCCCTGGCCGGGTCTATTACTCCATCCGCTACCGTCTGAAAATCCATTTTCACCGGCTCTTATGACCGGCCTTGTGTCTAAGTCATTATATCCACCACTACCACCACCGGAACCACCTATGCCACCATTGCCACCATTAGCGTTTTCACCTCCGTGTCCGCCATTAGCCGTACATAAGACAGCACCGCTTCTTGATACTGATGTTGTACCTCCTGTACCGCCTGCACCAGACAACGCTCCATTGGGTGCGCCTCCGGCACCTACTACACAATTTAATACTTGTCCGGCCGCCACGCCAATATTATAAACAGTAGCAGTATATCCACCGCCGCCTCCACCGCCGCCTTGTTGATAGGCTACTTTTGTAAATCGGTATCCGTTACCACCGGCACCTCCGCCGCCTACGCAAAATATATCCGCAGATGTAAATCCATCTGGAATTACGTAATCCTGCGTTCCGGCTATCGTAACCAACGAAGGTCCTACGGTCGTATATACAGCATTTTTAACTGACGATGGGTCATATACCGGACTGTATATCTCTCCAAAGTTTGTTGTGGCATACCCAAAGCATGTAAAATAATAAGTGGTATTTAATGCTGGTAAATCCATAAATGCTTGTGACCAGCCTCCAGGAGTAACATTGTCTCCTGCTCCTGCATAAATTGCATCCCAAGCAGGCGCATTCCAAGCTGGATATCCACCCGTACTGGCTTTTATTATTACTCCGCAATAAGGTTTTCCAGGAGCCGCATACGGATTCTGCCATTTCAAAAGTACTCGGCGTCCACTATATGCGGCTACGCTAAAAGACAGTATACTATTTACTGTCATGGTTCCGGTCTGAGGTTCGTCGCTATTAGCTCCATAAAATATTTCTCCGTTCAGTACGTGAGCGGAAATAGCGGTCAAACCATCTGTATCTGCTCCTCCACTGCCGTGTATAATTGCTTTCAATCCCTATTCCTCCTCTGCTGAGCAGCCCCTTAACCATACAGCAAATTCCGTGGCCGGTTTCTTGCTGTAGGAGGTTACCGTCAATATGCCATCTGTATTACACTCTGCATCATCAATCATGTTCAGGTATTTTCTTCGTATTTTTATTTTTTCTGCCTTCTGCGCCGCCGTAAGTTCGCTGTCGCTCTTTATCAGCCCCACATACAGCTCAATCGCATCTGTTGTCTTAAGATGTTGCACTTTTATGTCTGCTGTGTATGGCGCAGCGGATTGTGCGAATGCAGGGATGGTAATTAGTTTGTCATTCCTCAGGGCATTCACTGCCCTATTCGTAGCGTTAATGTCATTCTGACCAAAACTGTCGCCTTTTTGTGTATAGGCAGTGACATCTGATATGTTATAGGTGCCATCCTCGTTCTGGGTCAACCTCCATCGTCTGGAACCCTCATACATATCATCCCTATAATCTGTTTTTAAACTCATTATTCAAATGCACCTCCATTAAGCGTGAAAGCCAGGCGTCTGATTCCTTCGGCCCTTCCTAATATGTTCCTGTATATCTTCAGGCAGGCGGATTCAATACGGTTCAGCTCTTGCCAGTCGATGAATGGGCCGTTGTCATGATAAAACTGCCTTTCTCCTACATCGAAGGGGAATGTCCCTACGCAGACATGGTCTATATTGGCCTCAAAGCGGTTAATTTCATCGGCATAAAACCCATAATCCTGATAGGTCTTATCCTCTCCCATCTCCTCAAACTTAAAGTCCGGCCACAGAGTAAGCGCCTGGGTCCGTATCTCATTGATGTTGCCCTTGATGCGGTTGTAGTCACCAATATTAAAATAATCACTGGCCTGCCAGTCTGTTTTTGGCTGTTGCCACATAACTCATGTCCCTCCTTGCCTTGATGGTACCGCTAAGCCCGCCATTAAATTTCAGGGTATGGTCCGTTACCCGTATCAGCAGGTCAGGCACATACTTATTTTCCAGGAATGCTATGTCGTTGGCATCAATCCGTGGCTCTCCCCGGTATGACAGATCATATTCCCGGTCTGATTTCATGTAGTCCCCAATCCAATCCGCCAGGTTCGCGGCATGGACCGTGTCGGACACAAGCGGATTATTCCACGCCTCCAGGCTGCCGGTAGGATTTAGCTGTCTGCTTACCTTGGACTGGGTAGTAACATATTCCCTGCCTGTCACGACCACCTCTGTCGGCCCTGTGATTCCTGTAAGCTCCACCGTTGCGTAATAGGCACTACTATCTACAATCTCACACCCATATTTCGGGATACTTGCAATACCAGTGAAATAGCCGATGAACTTATCACACCACTCTATATCCGGTTCATTCCCGATTCCCCAAGCTGCTGTCAAATCTACCAAAAGAAGTGAATCTATATAAAGCCTTTTGTTTCCATAGGTATAAATCCTTAGGTCCCACTCTCCTGTTGCCTCAACCGTGTCAATGGCTGATTTGGTATGCCACACTCCATCTGGCGCAATAGTCTCTGGACGTAGATTAATATTAAATGATTCTCTATTGGCAATCGCCCTGACCAAATCGCATTCATCATTTCCCGAATACTCACCGGGTGATTCCTCCCGCATGAAATTCCCCCGCAAGTAATATTTATGTCCGGATATCATCTGCACAGTTTGTACTATGTGGACTGCGTTTCCATCTTCTGAGACAACGTATGTGCATTTTCTGGCTGCGTCATACTGTGCGTTGAGCCATCCGGTCACGCCGGTATCAAAAGACCCATTCTGAACCATATTGGTTGCCTCCGCATAAACCGGGACGTATGTCTTTAAATCATAGGATGGATTAGAAAAATAAAACGTATATCGGTTGTCTAAAGCGGTTACACTTATGGTCTCCCTTGCCAGCTCCTTTGCATCCTCTGTACTGAGATTGTATATGGTGCGCACGACCTGCAGTTCCTTAACCTTGGTCAGTTGCGTGCCCTTTGGGGTCTTGGTCAGCTCCACACCATATTCCAGGACATAATCCGTGCTGTCACCGAAGGTTATGTTGTCCAAGGTCACACGGTTATTTGGGCACCCCTGGGTAAACTCCAGCACAAGATGGTCAAATTCCGGGAACTCATGGTTGACCACATGGGTCTGACTGAGTCCTGAGACAGCGTAATCCTCCACGGGCACATCATTGTTATAGGTATGGAACACGACCGTATCCGGCCAGTTCCTGCCAAACTCCAGCGTCAGTCCAAAGCATTTAAAAGCTGCCTCCATGGTTATGCTTATGGTTGGGTTTTCAGCGAACCTTCCTTCACCATCTGCCACAGAATCCGATATATAGCCGACATTAAGATAGGTCGTACCCTCAGCCTGCCGTGGAAGGAAGTACGCCGCCCCATCTGCAGCGGTATGATCCTGGCCAGCCGAGGCATACGCATCCTTCCCCGTGTGGTCCAGTACCGCCGCGGCATTGGAGAAATACGCCTCATCGTCAGAAGCCGCTTCCATATCCGGCACGAAACTGGATTTCAGGAATATCTTCCCTGCGCGGTCCAGATAGAGGATGCACCGGCCAGCATTGGCAATCAGCTGCAGGGCCTCCTTATGTGCCACCACCGGCATCGGATTAACCACTAGAACATTCTTAAGATATGGATCTATCCAGTAGTCCCGGTAATCCACTTGGGCATCTGTCATTACATCCACGGCCAGGTCATATAGGCTCATGCCATCCGGGTGATACTGGCCACGGTAATAGGTACCATCCATCCCCTCAAAACAGTCTGATGCCTGGAAGTCCATCTCCGTATCATCAGCTGACCATGATTTCAGTGCAAGTGACGTTCCCGGTATCCACTCAATCGTTCCATCATCCATGGCCTGGCCGTAAAGCGCCTCGATACTCTGACCAATTTCCAAGAAGTTCACTGTACTTTCTTCATTCTCCACATCATAGGCCCGGTCCTTATTATCCACCGTTACGGAAAAATCTATGGTTGGCAACTCCTCCGATATAGGACTGATATGTTCCTTTTTGGTTGCAGACAGTATTTTTTTGCTGTCAAAATAGATACCAATACCCATTGTAATTTGATTGATGCGGAACCGGCTTTGTCCGTTGACCATGGCAACCGGAACAAACCGTAAGAAGGTAGCTCCCTCAAAAATTTCCTCCGTCACATAATGGCCACTCATATTTCCAGCCACGTCCATAGTCCGGTTGTCTGAAATGATGGTAAATTCTATGGGATATGCCTTGCCAAATTCCACGGTCAGCCCTTTAATGTCGTATTGAACGGGAAACTGGATTTCAATTGCCCCCTGAAGGCCATCCGTCACGATTCCCTGGTTGAGCACCACGTCTGCTGCATCCCTGGGAAGGAAGTACATACTGCCATCCACCGTGGTATAATCCTGGTCACAGGTTGCATACAGCTCCTGTACCTTGTAGTTATCCATGGGCTTCACTAGGTCGGAATAATAAGTATACATATCCGGCTCAGGTATGTAGGCGGATGCCTGGGCCTGTTGGTTAATCAGGCCGATGGTGACACGCAGATGAGACAGTGGGTTCCTCCACTTCCTGCGCATCATGTCCTTATATTCATTGCTTGCCGCCTGCACTACTCCATCACCCCGCAGTCTATCAGATTCACCTTACAGTCTTTATACATGGTGGGCAGCCCATCCGGACCTATCTCGTCTATCTTGGCCGTCCGGTTCCCCGGATACATCCGCTCCGTCTTCCAGCAGTTGTTTTTCATGTCCGGAAACTTGACCGTCACCACAAACTCCTCAAACTCTTTAAGGATACTGCTCCAGGTCGCCGCATCCAGATAGGACCACTGCAGGCCGTCAATCTTATCCTGGTCACGGCCCACGCGCTGCCCTACGAATTCCCCCAGGGCATTCTTGCCCTGGTTCACGTTCGTAGCAATGGTTAAGCCAGGCCCCCGGTCATAGTTTGGATATTCATGTCCATTAATATAAATAGGCACTCCGGCCACCTCCTTACGTTGTGCGCAGCGTGTATCCGTTACGCTTATCCAGTTCAACAAGTTTCTTTTTAATTTCCCGGATATCTATGTTGACCGTTAAATCCATCTGTTCTATCAGGTCAATGATACGCTGCAGCAGGTTTGCCATGATGGAAAGATGCTGCTCACTCATGCCATTACTGCTTGTTTGGGACGCTAAAGCCACCGCCCGGTCCACCATTTCCTGCATCTTATCTTCAGGCGCCACAATCTCACCATAGTGCCGGTTATCACCAATCATGGCCAGCTGCGGGGTGTTGGCCCGGACGAAACCGCCTTGGGCCAACCGTGGAAGATGGATGTTCGGTATATTCGGGATAAAATCGGCGCCGATGCCCGGTATCTTATCCGCCACCTCATTTACGGCGTCTATCATGGCATTAATCGCATCAATAACCCTGTTGGCCATGTTCTCCACACCATCAATAATCATGTTGATAATGCCCTTTATATCTGCCCAGATACCGTCCCAGGTTTCTTTTGTCTTTTCCTTCACCGTGTCCCATGCGCCGGTAATCGCGTCTTTCATAGCCGTGAACTTCTCATCCACTGCCGTCTTGATTGTATCCCACAGGCCTGAAACAAATTCCTTAATGGATTCCCATATTTCTGATGTCTTACTCTTGACATTCTCCCAGGCTGTGCTGATGGATGTCTTGATAGCATTGAACAATGTATTGGCCAGAGACTTAAGCCAATTCCAAAGAGTATTCAAGAGTGCCTTAATTCCGTTCCAGATGGTACTGGTTGCCCCGGATATGGCAGTCCAAGCCATGTTAACAACGTTTTGGATGAATGTTACGGCACCAGATACAAGCTCCTTCAATGCCTCCCAGATACCGGAGAATATCTCCTTGATTCCTTCCCAGGCAAGGCTCCAATCACCTGTGAACACGCCGACAATGAAGTCAATCACACCACCAAGCGCCGTGAGCAATCCCTCTATGATGCCGGAAACGGATTCCCAGAATCCGATGAATGTGTCAATGGCATCCTGTAAACATGCAGCTATGACTGGCGCTACGTTGGTTATGAACCATTCAATGAATGGCTGTATGACTCCCGTCCACAATTTGGTGACCGCATCAGCTACTTTTCCACCAAACTCCAGGAACTTATCAATCAGCGGGCTCAGGTACTGGTCCTTAAATTCAACGAATCGGCCCGACAGGTTCTGCAATACTGGAAGGAAATATGTGTTGTAGACATCAAGCAACAGTGTTCCGATTTCCGTGAACCCTTGTTTGAAGGTTGCCAGCATTGGCGCCACATGTTCATCATATGTTGTGCCAATCTTTTCAAAAGTCTCCGCAACCAAATCTTTGATTGTAGAAAAGATAGGTTCAACCGCGCTGAATGTATCCTCCAGGGTTGTCCTGATATAATCCGCATTTTCTACGAATGGGGCTGTAATGGTGTCCAGCACATCTGCCGCAAATGTCCCAGCCAATTCCGTGGCCCCCATGAAGGCCTCGGAAAATATTCCGATAATATCTGCTGTAATCTGCTTCGCGCTGTTACTCCTGAGGGATGAAAATGCCGTTGCAAGTGCTTTGGAAAAATTCCCGCTTATCTCAGCAATCCTAGAACCGATATTGAGCATGGACACAATGTAGTCTCTAATCCGTTCGCTGTTCTGCTGCAGGAACAGGCTAATTCCACCCAATAAATTATCCGCTATGGATGCCCCGATGCTCGCCATGGAGCCCGCAATCTTGCCCAGGTTGATGGCCAGGATGTTAGTGAACCTGGTGGCGGCCTGTTCTACCTCTGGGGATGTGAAGATATCCGTCAGGCTGTCCTTGATGCTCTGGATGGACTCCCTCATGCTGTCCAGGACGCTGGTATCACCGAATCCAACCTTGAACCCTGCCATGAACAGGTTCTTAAGTTCATTGGCCTTTTCAATCAGCCCCGCGTATTTGCTGTCCATCTCATCCACGGCCGATGTATCAAGTTCGCCCATGTCGAACTCATCCGCAGAGTATCCACCATCCGTACCGCCTCCGGAACCTCCCCCGCCGGAATCCGTATCAGGATTAATGATATTGAGCTCATCAATCCCTGTCGTGGCACTCTTCATGTCCTTGGCTGCCTTCTTGGCTGCGCTGCCTGCTCCTCCTGCAGCTGCCCCTGCTTTATCAGCAGACTGGGCCATCGCTTCCATACCAGCCGTGGCCGCGGATGCGCCTCCCCCGCCCTTCTTACCGGTCACCATCTCCGTGAATGCCTTGAATGCATTGGCCAGGCTCATCAGCTTACTGATGATGCGGTTGATTACCTGTATGACCGGTGTCAGCACATTTATAAGACCCTGACCGATTGTGGCTTTAAGGCTGTCAAATTGGAGCTTAAGGACCCTAACCTGGTTTGCCCAGCCGTCAGCCGTCCGTATGAAGTCCCCGGATGCCAGTGACAGCTGGTCCTGCACAAACTTATACCGCAGGGCCACCTTCTCAGCCTCAGACATCTTGGCCGTTACCTTGCCATAGCCGTTCGCCAGGGCGTAACTGTCCAGGGCGCTCTGGGTCATGACGATGCCCAGGTCCTTAAGGGTCTCCGTCTCACCCGTAAATACAGATTTTAATTTGGTGTAGGCCTCGTCCTGGCTGGTGTTGTAGAAGGATGCCACATCACCGGCCAGGCCAGTCAAGGTCGTGGACATCTCATAGGCTGCCTGTTCACCAAAGCCAAAAGCCTTGGCCATTGCGCCAAAGGTGCCGGTAAACTTCTTGGCCATGGTCTCTGACAAACCAAAAGAGGTTATGGCATTATTAGCGAAGTCATCCACCTGTTTGGACATCCGTGGGAATGTGACATCCACCACATTCTGGACTTCCGAAAGGTCGGAACCCAATTCAATGCATTTTGCACCGAAGTCTATGATTTTTTTTACCGCAAATGCCGCCGCCAGGGCGGCACCTGCCTTTTTGGCCAGCCCCTGGATGCCCGCCATCTGCTGCTTGAATTGATTCTGGTTGACCACAAGGTCAAGGCCAATCTGGCCTACGCTGTCAGCCACGGTACCACCTCCTATCCACACATGGCTGCGAACATCTTCTCCAGGTTGGCCATTTCCTTCTCGAAGGTTTTCTCATCCATTTCTTTCATTTCCCGGTTACGCCAGTCATCATATATCCGGCGCTGGTCCTTTGTATAATGCTTGATAATGTCCTTATCCGTCTCTGACCGGATGGCCACCACCCGTCCCAAGGCAGTCTCCGGGGACAGGCCCGCAATCAGCGCCTTGAACTCGTCCCAAGAGACTGACTCAAATTCCTTCGTTCGTATACGCAACCCGTACTGCGACAAAAAGCTGGAGACTATCAGGTCCCAGTCCTCAAACATATCGTAGTACGGGTCACCGCTCTCCCCCGGCAGGTTCCTCCGTACCGGAAATAAGCTGGACGGCTTCCTGGACTACAATAATCAGGTCATTGAATCCCAGTTTCATCCTCTCTATCTCTTTCTTGGATTTTTCTGGGAACATCATGTCGTAGGCCTCCAGGATTTCCTGTGCACCAGGGTCATTCGCCGACATCAGCCCCATGACCTTAAGCATGGTCGGGGCATCTGCATTGACCTCCAGCACCTCACCCTTTATGACAAGGGATGGGTTTCCCTCAAAACTCAGCTTATCCGTGATATCTACTTTTCTCGCCATTGTCCAACCCTCCTTATACTGTTGATGATTGCGCTGGAGTGAAAGTTGGCTTACCATAACCCGTCACCTCAAACTCCAGACCGTCAATATTTGTCGTGTCACCACCTCCGGGCGTCGTCACATTAACGACTACGTCACAGGCCAGCTTTGCTCCGCTGACCATGGTCCACTCAAACTTGGTCATCACGTCCTGTCCAAACTTCCACGCCAGGCCGGCAATATAATCATTCCCCGGGTCCCCAACCGACCGTTTTCCCTTGAAGCTGAACCCAAGTTTCTTACCGGTCATGGCAGCCTTGGCCCATCCGGCAGCATCCATGGAATACCACTCCTCAACGGTACCGTCTATGGATGGTGCAAAGTTCTCCAGATCGGCTGGCATCACCATCTGTTCATCTGTACTCTCAAGGCCCGCAGTGCCAAACTTAAACACATTGTTATGCACGGGATACACTTTTCCCTTTGCTGCATCTGCCATCTCTTATACCTCACTTTCTCTGATATACAAATTCCAGCCATATCACATATTCGTAGACACCCTTATCATCCGTCCCCACATCCACCGGTTCCGGGACCTGGAGGATGATGCAATTGATGGGTGTATCCCCTATGGATAAGCTGGATACGTTTTTAAGTTTCTCATATAGTGCATAGGCAGCCCGCTCTGATGCCTGCACATCCTTGTCCCAATGGACCAGCAGTGATATACGCCGGACATCATAGCTGCTGTAATCATGGCCACCCAGCGCCATCACAGGAGGACCGCTGCCCTGCCGGTGATACACGCCTATGGAATGGTCTTTCTTGTTGTTCAACTTCCCGATATAGGCATTCCTATCATCTACAATCCCAAGGCTTCCTATATATCCCCGGATGTCGTCCAGTGTCAGCATCATACACCACCTACTTTCTTATAAATTTGTTTAAACACTTTTGGAGCGAATTCAGCTTTACGGCCTCCGGCCTCCCAGTCCTCAAACCAGTGTCCCTTGGCGTTTGGGTTTTCGTCCATTCGGAAATTGTACTCTGGATGATAATAAAGTCGGCGGGCATATGGCCCTTCATGTACAAGAGATACTTTTCCATTCTGAGTTTCAGAATAATCTACAAAAAATCCTTTTTCTCCTTGTAGCGCCCCTGTATCCCGCGGTACTACTTGAGATTGTACTATCTCTGTATGTAAATTCTCAGCTGTCTGCTCCAAAGCTATCACCGCCGCCTGTGTAAGTTGTTTAATCCGCGGGAAGTTCATTTTCACAGTTGATGTAACCTTCATCAGACCACCTCCAGTTGGCAATAGTTCACTGTCCCATCCGGGTTCCTGGCTTTCATCCCCTGTTCAATCCTCCGCTCTTCTCCAAATACAGTTACGGTACCCCCGCTTAAGGTTGGGAAGTCTGGGGCAATGTCCCCGGGGAACAGGGCCGTACCGGTTATCTGCACCAGCTTCTTTTCTGTGGTCAGAATGGTCTTGGCCCGGTCCTGGAAGTTACATTTTAGGTCCAAGTCCACTACCTTCTCTGGATGTCCGCGGTTGTCTGTATCCTCTGATTCCAGATGGACGTGTATATCCGTCCTGCATAGCCGTTTTGGCACTAAACATGGGTATTTCATAGCCTCACCTCGCTAACCGGCAGCATAGGCCCGTCTGGGACAGCAGAGCGTACACATCGCGCTTCATGGCTACACCCTTGTCTGTAAATACGTTCCAGCTGCTACCGAACTGTGCGGATACACCGTTGATGCTGTAGCCCTGCAGGATGGTATTAATCTCGTCCGCGTTCTCATACTCAAAGTCCGCCTGCTGGCAGACCACTTCCTGTATGGTTTCCTGCTGGAAGGCCGTCAGATTAGAAAATCCCCGGCCTACAATCCGGTTGTAGGTCAAGGAATCAACGTGGCGACTGGCCTGATTAAGGGCCCTGTCCAGCTCATCCATGGGGATTACGGTCCCCTTGTATACATCACAGTAATATTCATATGTGACATAGGGTTCATAGGGCATATTACTCACCTGCCTTTTTACTCTCCGCTTTCTTTGCCGGTTCCTGCTTTGCGGCCCGGAGTGAAGCAAGTTCCTCCCTCAACGCTACATTTTCGGCATTCCTTTCAGCCGCTAGGTCCTGAAGGCGCTCAATCTCTTTCACTGCCTTCATGTGTTCATCATAAGGTATTGTCTTTCCGCGTCCATATGCGGTCACCTGGCCATCATCGCCCACAATATCAAAGCCAGCGTCCTGATAGGACTTCTGTTGGCTTTCATCAATGGTGTACTCTTTATTTCCCTTAACTGCTCTCATGCTACCTCCTTACGCTCCGGCCGCTTCCACATTCATGGCACACCCATCAACCTTCTTTTCAAGAAGGAACAGGTCTCCGTAACAACGGTTCTGATACAAATACCCATCTGCCGTCCTTGAATCTGTTCCTGGGGTAAACAGCTTGATATAGCTGTATTTATCCCGGCATACCACACAAGAGGCATGAATCAGAATCCAGTTAATCTGCTTCGCATCAGAGGCAGCCACGCATCCTGTAGTGAAGTCATACTTAGTCTTCATCCTGGCCGCAGGCACCATCTTAATGGTCACATCATCCAGGCTATGTACCTTACGATTGATTGTGGACGGGGACGTTACGGTCATGACCCTCTGGAGTCCTTCCGCCTCCTTCACAATCTTATTCATGGTTGGGGTGACATACAGCATTCTCCCTTCTTCCGGGACGCCAGCCTCATCCATTCTCGCCATTTCCTCATCAAAAGCTTCCAGGAAGTTGGATGCCGTGATGACATCAGTACTGATACGGCCAGAATAAGCGGTCAATTCTGCATGAAGCTTGGAATAACGGTAGGAATCTTTTTCCGGAATGGCCTGTTCGGTCTCAAAAGTGTTCTGTATGTTTGCCACGGATAAGGTCAGGTTTGTTTCGTCAATGTCCATGGGGTCAATCCAGAACTCAACATCCCTGTCGTGTTCCAGTTTCTTTGCCTCCCAGTCATTACTGAGCGTTCCTGAGTTAAAGCCTGGTGTCCGGGTATGGTCTTTGTATCCGGTCACTGCCATCCTCGGAAGCTTGATGGTCTGGGCGTTAATGAATTTCACCTGCTGGTTACTCTGTGTCAGTGCATCAGAGCACAACTCCTTTGCATATTTCTGCTGCAGGAGCTGGGTGAAGGTTGTTGCATAATCATATACTGCCATTTCTTAATCCTCTCTTTCTTTAGAGTCCGAACGCCTTTTTAAGGGCGTCATCTGTTGTCTGGGTCTGTTGCTGCCCGCTGGCTGCGCCCACCTGGATGAATCCGGTGGATCCTGGTGCCTGGGGTTTTAGTGCCGGCACGTCCTCCAGCACCTTGTTCAGGGCTGCCTTAAGTGCCTCATCATTGATTTTCCCATCCTGTCCCATGACCTGACCTAAATCAGCCATCTTGAGGACATAAGGGATTGTCTTGGCGTCAATTCCCAGGGATACCGCTGCCATGGTTGCCGCAGCCTGCATCTGTGCCTGTTGGGCGAGGGCCTGGGCTTGGGTGGCCTGCTGCTGTAACGCAGCCACATCTGGTTGCGATGCCGCCTTCTGCTGCTTGAATGCAGCAATCGCCTGCTCTACTTCTTCCTGGCTGAGTCCCTGCTGCTTGAAGTAGGCTTTCAGGGCCGTGTCCTCCTTAGCTGCCAGGGTTCCCTCCAGCATCTGCTGGATTTTGGCGTAATCAATTGCAAGGGATGCCTGCTGTCCCGTTTGGGTCTGTGTCTGCTGCTGGTTCTGACCTCCTGCTGGCGGCTCAGTTCCTCCCGCTCCACCCGTGGGCTCAGCAAATAACTGTAAGTTCATACGTTTCATAATCCATACCTCCATTTTAAGGGTGTCACCCTGTGATTTTCGTTTCATCCATTGTCATCAGTGTCACTGGCCACGCAGCCGTTTAAAGCCATGCTCGTGTTTGGGCGTAAAAATAGCACCCAGGATAATCCCGCGTGCTTATCGCAAATTATAACCCGTCCGTTTCATGTTTGATTTCATCTTCATCCAGATGTGCCGTAACATTCATGGAAACTTTCGTCACTGCCGGCTCGTAAGTTGCAAGAAAGATATCCGGCTTACATGGATATATCTCCCCAGCTATACCACGGATAATGTAATCCCCGATATTGGCTTCGTGTACCCCTTCCAGTGTCCGAATCATGAATTTCACTTCTGGGGTTCCCTCGTTTTCAAACCAGGCACTTCCATTCCTGACTGCCTCGATAATCCACTCAGGGTCATCCTCCTGCTCCGGCCCTCCCGTCCACTGGAATGCCTCAATTACCACTGGTTTTTTCCTGTACTTCATTTATGCTCCTTTCCGTTGCGATATCGCAACAAATAAAATACCACCGGCCTTATTGACTGGTGGTATTAAAATTCTATAAATTCACATAATCAAGAAGTTATCTGGCAGGCGTACCATGCTCCTGCATCTCTCGGGTTTCCCCTGTCAAACCATCGGCGTGTGGACGGGTACGAAATCTTCCACCTCAGATAACTTCTCTTTTATGTTACTCACATTGTATCATTTTTATTCCTTTTTGTAAAGGATTAGCTTATTTCTAAGCAATCTATTCCATTCCTTTTCATCTATTTTCATAAATGTTATGATGGAATTCTTAAATCCTGGATTATCCGTTGATGTTGTCAATCTAAGCACAGTTTTAAACTGCCGTTCGTTAGATTCCTTTATCTCTTTTAGGATTAACGCTGTGTTGGGTTTCTTTGTTTCAACAATATAGTCCGGTTCCTCCACAATTAGTTTCAAATACTCACAGTATTTTTCGTAATCATTTGGATGGCGTTCTTTAATATGACCGATACGCTCATCTGTTATAATAACTTCGTCTGTGACTATGTCTTCCGTAATACACTTATATATCTCTTTGTCTATCTTTCCGACTGGATGCACCTGTATTTCCTCTTCTGTATCTATTGGCTTTATTATATCAGGTTCTGTATCTTTTGCAATAGTTCCCCATTCTTCTCTCTTTGCCATATACCGTTCCTGATTTTCTTTGTCCAGCGAATAAGCTACCAGCCGCCTGAACTTTTCAGCCTGACGCTCTGCATACTGCCGCTTTGTCTCCTTCTGATTTGCCCGTTCAACGGCATCCAGTTCCTCCTTGGTCCAGGTGTCGTCCGCAGTGGAGATTCCAGGGAAGTATGTTGTGTGGCTGTCCTTGCAACGTGGATGATATAGACCGGCTGCTATAGCTTGGCTCATCAGCGGGTACAGCCCATCGGATTTCTTTCCACCTGACCACACATCATCAATCAGGACCTTGCCAACAAATGGCAGGCACTTCGGACACGGGTTCCCGCGCTTGTTGACAATCACGGTAGTAATCCCCCATTCCTGCCGCTTCTCTCCCTCGCCCTGCAGGTAAGCCCGCTTGCTGGCCGTCCGGATGGCCATGTCGGCATAATCTGCCAGGGTATGACGGGCACCATTGGCATACTCTACACAGTTAAGGCCCCGTGAGAGCATATCCCTGGTAGCCATGTCCACTGCCTTCTCGTAGGTTCCTGCACCGGTATTGGCATAAACCTGGGCATTGAAGATTGCCTTACGATAATCATCATTAGCTTTACGCAGGACAGCCGTCTCCGCCGCTTCCATGTCGTGGGTAGTGGCCTCGATCAATGCTTCCAGCTTCCGGTCATTCAGTTTAAAAAACTCGGCGGTGGCACCTTTGCTGATTTTCCTGGCTGGAAATCCTTTGCGGATGGCGTTCAGTATCTGGATTTCCTGCTGCATGTTACCTTTTTGCCTGGATATCCGTATCAGCTCACCCATTTCCTTGTTGAGATTCTGAAACTGCTTTCCATACCGTTTTCGGTTATCCCTCTTATACTTTTCCAGGGCCTTAAGCTGCTCTGCCTGCCACATGGACCACTCAATACCCTCTTTGGTTTCCTCGGCCCGATGTCGGTCCATATTGCGTATCATAGACTTGATAAGTTCATCCTCTATGGCCTGGAAGGCAGCACCTATATCATACTCATTATGTCGCACTCATCAGCGCCCCTTCCGCTCCATCAGCTCCACCCTCCATCAGTTGGCCACCTTTGTTGGCATGTACCCTGAATCCCTGCGCCTTGAACTGTCTGGTCAGGTCCTTAAGCTGGGTCACGCTGCTGCACTTATCACAGCGCAGCTCCGCATACCCCTGTTTCTCAATTGCGTAGATTCCCAATGGCACCTGTTCCTTTGCCACCTGCAGCAGCCCCTGGTACTCCTTCTGGTTCATCTGGTACAGGCGGTTCATTACCTTGACCTTCACCTGGCTTTCCTCCCTTCGTGTTCAGTTGGAAGCCGCCGGCAGACGTACTAATCCCGGGTTCCTCCACTTCCGCAATGCCCTGCTCCGCTTTCAGCCTGGCAATTTCCTCCTGCTTCCACTTCTCGTCCTTGGTATCCCCATACAACTCCTCTACCTGGGCCTCAATACTCATCATGGGGGCACCAGGCCGAGCCTTGGCCAGGGTCTCCACCTGGCTCTCAAAGGATGGGTTTGCATACTCACCGAAGGGGATATCCACTTTGACCTCCTCCACCCCCTTACCATGAAGGATATTGCAGGCGTTGATTGCCGCGCTGACCAGCTCCGGAAGAGTCTCCTGCAGAGCCTCCACAATAGCATTCCGGGTGTACAGGGTAGCTTTTTCCTTTTCGCGCTGCGCTTCGGCGTTGTCCAGCTTCTTGACATCAATCCCCAGAGTGGATGGGCTGATAACGCCCTGCAGGCACAGGTCCAAAGCTGTACAATAGGACGCCAGATAACTATCGTGGGGGATAGTTGGCTGCACCACATTGACCTTGTTATCTGCATTCTCTGACATATCATTATCAGAAGCAAAATATCGGTCGTCAAATGGGTTCGGCCGGATGACCTTCCCTGTCTCCGGGTCGTGTGGCACCAGGCAGTCCGGTATGTACGTCTTGGCCCGACCAGCACGCAGCGCATCCATCCACTGGGACCAGGCCTCGTCAAAGGCATCAAAACTGTCCAGCTTACCGTCAAAGATGCTGCCACCGCGTCCCTCGTATTTGGTGGATTCATAGACTTGCAAGGGTACGGCCAGCATGACTGTATCATCAAACTTCGTATCTTTTATTCCCTTTGTGGCATCGATGGCATTAAGGGGTACCGACGTGTCACCCTTATACAACTCGTTACGTATATAGCCGTATCCATAATGCTCATACAGGACATACTGCTGATACCCGGATTTGTAGGGGGTCTTGAAAACAACTTCCTTCACCCGGTCCCGGTTTCGGACAATCTCAACCCGCTCCCCTGGATACCACTCCAGGATTGGATACTCACTGACGGTCGTGTCAACCGTGACCTTGAAGGCGCCGTCCCCGATGTACAGGACCTCCTTCAAGGCCTTCTCCAGCTTACGAGTGAACTTATTATCCTTTGCAATGTCCTCCCACAGCTGCCGCTGCTGGTCGTTACCTGCAAAATCAAAATCATTCATGTCATCCAGGACAATGCCTGACAGGATACGGATAATCAGCCCGGGCAGGCCGGTATGTATCTTGCGCATCTCCATACCCGGTGTACACCTGCTGGCCCAGAACTTGTATCTGTCAGCGTACTCTGGAGCCTGCTGATACATCTGCTCCAGCTCGTTACCATCACCACGGTACCAGATGCGATTTCGGATGGCATTGGTCTCGAAGTCCAGGACCTCGTTAATCTGGATGCAGTTCCCGCTGGCTGGTACCACATTCAGCCAGCTGCGGATGCCCCGCTTGATAGTCTCACTCATGTTGTTCAGCCACCTCATTTCTTCTCAGCCTCCTCGAATCCAATCAGGTTCCGGTATGGTATCCAGGCATACTGATTGGCATTAATGGTATGGTCGTTCCTGTCCTCCGGCTTGTCCTTCTCGTCATCCCAGGAGTACCGGTCCAACTCGGACAGATGCTCCGCACAGGTATCTACTACTAGGTAACACCCCTGCTGTATCCAGCCCAGCTGCAGGTTGATACGGTCGATGATTCCCAGCTGCTTGTACGCATCCCAGAAGTTATACAGACAGCCCTTAAGCCGCTTGTATTTGCGTAGCTCCGTGATGGTCGCCTGGTCCGCATTGTCTATGTATATATCTTTCGCAAAACCCCAGTCCTTGCGGCACTGCTCCAGAAAGGCCACGAACTTGACTGCTGTGTCACTGGGGGCCAGTGGGACATCCAGTTTGGCGTTGTTGTAGACCTTCTCAGCCAGGGTAACAAGCTTTCTGTCCTCCGTGATGCCCTGGAATATCATAGCTATGGTATCTGGGGACTTAGAGGAGTAGGATGTGTCCAGGGCGGCAGTGAACTTTTTGAATTTCAGTGCCTTGGCCTGCTTGACTGTGATGACATGCTTAGACCGCTCGAAGTTGCTGAAGATCAGGCCGGTTGCCTTGCCTCTCAAGCCCTGGATCTTGTTTTTCCAGATCTTTGTGCCCTTCGGCGTGTTGGTCATGATCTGGTCCAACTTCTCCTTGGACAGGCCCAGATTATGGGCAAAAGAAAAGAACCAATGCACCCAACCGGGTTTTGGTTCCTCCTGTAATTCATCCATTATCTCTTTTGGTGTTTCATCTTCCCACTCAGGCAGTGGCCTGGAACAGTTGATATACTCCTTATACACATCCAGGCCCGGGTCATCCGGGTTGAGCGTGGCCATCAGGTAATCGCTTCTCATGGCGGCCTCACGCACAAACTCAATGTCTGCCGTGTTAATCTCATCAATGTACAAGCATCCGTACTGGCCGCCCAGTGCATCCTTCCACTTGCGCTTGTTGCCGTAGCCGACAACAAAGATTATCTTATCGCCGCCGGATGTGTGGAATAGGATGTGAGGCATGTTATATCCACCGCCGCCGTTGCCTTTGTACTCCACCAGCACGCCGAAGTCATCCAGGATGCCCAGGTCCTTCTGGATGATGTTCTTCTCAGCGGCACCTGTATCATCCGCAGCCAGGATGTGCAGCTTCTTTGGGCTTTCGGCAACCTTAAGCATGAACTTGAACAGGCCTACCGTGGTCTTGCCGGCCGCCGTGGTACCCTCCAGGAACTCCACCGGGGCATCACAGCGCAGGAACGCCTTGTACTTATCCGACAGCAGTAATCTACCCGCGCTCATTACCCACCACCACGCATCTGCTGGAGCAGGTCGTCAAGCTTGGTCTTTTCGGTGTTAAGCCCACCGGACAAATTATTTTCTACCTTCGTCGTATAGCCATATTTGCTCATCCACAGCCCCGCCAGCTGCGACGGGATTATCTGTAGCTCAAATTTCTTCCTAGCATCAGCTTCGCACTCCTCTCGTATGCGCGTGACGATGTCCCCATACCTCTTCTTATTCGCATAAGTCTCGTAAAATTTCGACCTTGCAATCCCAAGATATACACAGAATCCCTCAATGGTGTAGGTAATGCTCCGCTTAAGTTTGGCTGACACAAATTCACTGTTCTTTGAACTAAAGTCATGGGTAAGCACTTCCTGGTTATCACATTCCTGTTTGTACGCTTCCCAAAACTGCTCCATTTCTTCTGGGGATTTAATCTTCAATGGTCTTCCCATCCGTGCTCACCTCCTTGCGTCAGTCAAAGAAAAGAACCCCAGACCTATAATAGCCTGGAGTCCCAGAAAGGAATTTACAATGTCAAATGTATCTGTCTGAATAGCGGGGGCAGGATTTGAACCTGCGACCTCCGGGTTATGGGCCCGGCGAGCTGCCAGACTGCTCTACCTCGCATCAGTGCCGGGATGGGGGCTCCTGGCAAATATCCTTGAGAGGAGGAAATGGCCTTTACACCACTTCCATCATAAATTCTACCACATAAAAACCGCCAAAACCGCCGTTTTTAGAATTTGTCTAAAAATCTATCATGTTTCTGCCTGCAACTGCTATCTGTGTAACACCGGTTCTTGCTCTGATATATCCGGTTCATGCCATGCGCAACCTGCACCCATGTCATATCTTCCACGTAATACAACGTCATGATATTCCGAATCTCAATGTCTTTTAAACTGGCTATGTACTCCTCAACCCGTGTCTGCAACTCCAGAAGTTCCTGCTCCTCTTGCATCAAATTACTGTATTGTTTTTCGTATTCATGCTTTGCCCTATCATGCTCTGGTAGCGGATACCCAGTAATCCTCACCGTTCCCAGCGGTTTCTTTCCCCTCTTTCCGCAGGACACGGAATCCGATACCCGTACTCCCTTCTGCTCCAGCTTCTCAAGTCTGCGGCGTTTCTTCTCTGTCTGTTCCCGTACCAATTTTATTCTGGCTCTGGCATCTGCAAACACAACCAGTATTTCCTTGTCCATCGGTATCACCTCCTCCCGCATCCAGGTATGGACACGCCCAGCACCCGTAACGTATCCGGCCCTTATTAGTCCTCTGGCCATCACACCCGCGGTGCCCGTTGTCTATGTAACACTGTCTCATAATACCGTATCACTCCCTTCGGCAGCCTGCGCAGTCCCGGAACCGGGCAGGCCTGTGTATATGCATAAGCCGGCATCCTGACGGACCATGTATCCGGCGGCGGTTCCCGGACGGCTGACTCTGCCAAAGCCGCTACAGCTGATGCCCGCAGGACCTTGTTGGCCTTGGCCTGCTTACTGTCTGCTTTCTTTCTCAATCAGGTACCTCCCTTTCTCCTCAAAATTTCAGTTTAGCGTATTATAACGCTCTGCCCCTCTTTGTCCGTAATATCCACTGAAATCGTCATTCTTCCGAACGTGCCCATTACCCTGTCTCTGATTTCTTCACGGACAATACTTCTTGCGCTTTTATCTATGCACTGTTCAATTTTATTTGATATAGCATCACTTGTATTTGTCTCATGCAGCGCTTGAAATATTGCCCTTTTAAGTTCTTCTTGTAGAACCTCTTTAACCATATCCTTTAACGTGTTTTTATTGATTCCTGCTTCATTAAGCATCTGCCTTACTTCCTGCCTAATGGCAATCTGTTCTACAGTCATATACTTTTCCTTTCCGGCAATCGCCTAAATGTTAATTCTGGTGTGCAAACAGCCACCATAATACCACCAGATACAATGCCCAAACCACATTATCGCACTTCCTGTTCCATTGTAGTTCTTGGTACTGCATCCACTCCATGCCGTACCAGACTGCGGATATTGCCATGCTTACCACCAATGCCTTAATTAGTGACAATTCCATTCCTCCTTCAAATTCCGATTTAGTGGATGTGCGCCAGACTGGACCCCCTGGCTGTATGGTCCTCCATTATCTCTCCATAGGCACATCCGCTGCTGGTCTTACTGGTTGTGCATACACCAGAGCCATGCCAGCTATCTTTACGCAGTCTCGGTCCTGCGAATCAGGTCCCGGTATGCGCTGCTGTGTTATAAACTACGATTAAAAACTTGCCGGTACTGGCTCCCAGCTTTGGCTTTGGACCAATCAACGGCCCCGGCTGCCGTCCAACTTTGGCATGGCGCTCCCGTTGCTTTCTCGGCGCGTTATCAGCTCACCCTCTTTTTTATTGTCTATCTGGTTTTTGCTCCAGAGATTTTTTTACAAGGTCCCTCGTTCGTCCTTGCACCGTATAGCCGATATGCCAGCTTAACGATTTGGTTGACAAAAACATGTAAAATCTGTAAAACACGCTCATGTTAAGAAAATGTTAATATCGCTGCCCTCTTTTATCATACCGGCATCTGGTATGGGCATGGGCTGCCAAGGTAACACCGGGCCACAAATGTCTCTGCCTCTCCGCTCTCCAGGGCCTTAATAGCCATCTCATAAGCCTGTATCTGCTTCTCCGCCTCTGCTATAAAACCTATCTTGTCAGGTATCGTGTTTTCGATAATTCCGGTGCGTACCATTTGCTCCCTGTCTATCTATCATTCCTCTGCCTCCTGATGCATTTCGTCGCATTGGTACTGTAAGCGGCACTCTTTGCAGGTTTCGCAAGGTTCTCCATCTCCACCCATGGTTCTTAATCCGGCACATAAGCCTTCTTCCATTTCTGGATATTCAAAACGTTCGGTCATATAGCAATGAGCAATCCCATCTTCAATCCTTTTTTTATCTGTCTTTATCTTTTTGTATGCCCAATCCAAAAGCATGAGCAAATCCGCTCTTGTTGTCGCATTATGAGCTCCCAGACTTAACTCCTTCTCTATCAAACCCATCTTTTTTTCGTACGGCAACCATTCAAATCTTTCTTTGTCATACTTCATTCCTCTGCCTCCTCTGAATGCGAGCCTAAAGATTCAATCGCCTCCATAGCCTCCCCAATACCATCAAACACCATACCGTCATACAAGATATCATCAATCCGATACCCCAGTTCATCTCCATCGGATGGGGCTGCTACCCTCAAGGTGCAGATATCCATGCCTTTGTATTCCATTACCTTTGCATATCTATTGCTTAAGTGCTTCATTTTCTTTCCTCCATTAATGTGTGCGGCTTCGTTCGGTTACTTTCATTAAAATATCCTGCAAAACTATTAGATCATCGTCCGTTACATGGCTTACCTGCATCATGATTTCTTGCAATGTGTATATGGCCCATTCCCTGGTAGACCAATCCTGTTTTTCCTTTTCTGGTGGATCCGGCTGGTTCATGGCTGTATCTGTAAATCCTGTAGCAGTCATTTCTGCATTTTCCGCCGCTTTCTCTGCTTGCACCCCAGCTTGTGCAGCTGCAATTTGCGCATGTTCCGCCCGCTTTGCGGCCTTTTCCGCACGTTCTGCGGCCTTCTGGGCAGCCTTGATTTCCTGCTTCTCTTTGACACGCTCTACAATGTCCTTGTGGCTGACGTCCTTCCCCTCTGCCGCAGCCGCCGCAATCTCTTTCTGTTCCTCTGCCGGAAGCTTTGCAGTCTCATATGCGGCTGTTTTTCCAATTGTTCCTGCTTTAAACTGTTCCTTCGCCTCGGGCACCAGGCCCTTGTTTATTTTATCCATCCTTGCCACCTTGGTCTTGCTGGTCTTAAGGATATCCGCAACAATATCCCGCATTTTTCCCTTTATAATTATCCCATCTTCTTCTCTGGCCCGTATAAGGGCCGCTTTCAAACGGGCCGCTTGCTCTGTTTCTTCATATGGCGTAAGTTTGCGGTTAAAGGCATTTCCAATAATAAGAGACAATTCAAATAGGGCTGATGTCATTTCTTTGTACAGATACCTTGCCTTATAATCCCTGGGAAGCGCCCCGCATTCTATATTATGTATGTTGGCCAGATTCCTTCTATGGCCGCTTATGATTTTGTATACACCATCTACCCGTCCAAGTACAGTCGGCTGCTGTTGTCCCACGGTCAACATGGAATCTGCCAGCTCCTCAATGTTTTCCTGACTATAAAAATTGCTTTCTGATGGTTCCACTTCATAGGGGCTCAGATAAATTTCCGTAAAATCCGGATCTGATGCTTCCACGGTGTTTAATAGTTCTTTAAATGACCACGACATTGTTCCCCTCCTACAGATAGCTTTCTCCAAAACGCAACCTGAATTCGCTTCTTGCCATTTCTTCTGTTAACCCACAGGCAACTTCATGTTTTTCCCACGCGAGCTGTCCGGCTATTTTGGATAGCTTCTCGGCCATTGGATTTTCATGTATACGTTCAAGGACATCCCCCATGTTATGGCATTTATTGCAGCACGGTATTTTTATCCCATCATTTTCTGCCTTATCACGGTTTCCCTTCCCCCATATAAGATGATGTTGTGCTTCTGTTGGCTTTCCGCAAAACACACAATAATCGTTATATTCTGTCACAATGCCTTTACTCACTGGTTCCCCTCCTATATTCTTCAACAAATTTCCGATAGCTGACTGCCGCCGCACTCCTAGGGCTGTATTCCTCCAGTGGCTTCCCCATCATTATGCTTTCAGCCACTTTTTCGCTGTACCGAATTTTTTCCTTAAACATCTTATATCCCTGGTCCTGTAACCATTCAACACCAGCTACATTAGCATCGTTATTACGATACATTGTGACCAGGATTCCAAGTAGTTTTATTCCCGGGTTTCGCTCCCTGCATTCTGATATTTGGTTCTTGATAGTTTCCAGTCCATCTAACGCCCACTGGTCCAGTTTTACCGGCACAATTACGTCATCAGTGACCATTAGTGCATTTATTACATTAATCCCCATATCTGGAGGATTATCTATAATAATATAATCGTATGGCTTTCCATCCTCTTCCCTGGCATTGCGCAATGTCTCAAACCGCCCCACTTTCTCCCCTGATTTACCCATCAACTGGTATGTGGACGTCATAAGGGACATATCGGCGCTCACCACTCCCATGCCTGGCTCACCCGTAAATCTCATGATTTTATTCACGTCCTGCCCATTCAGAAGCTGGGCCGTTCCGCATATATGGCCCTCTGCATAATGCTTTCCCATGGCCTGGCTCAGATTTCCTTGCTTGTCATTGTCCACCAGCAATACGCTCTGTCCGTATTTATGGTGCAATATGTATCCCAGCTCCAGCGCTGTCATGGTCTTTCCCACACCACCCTTTAAATTGATTATGCTTATAATCCTCACTATCTTCCTCCTAAAATACATGTGGATCTTCACACGGTCTTATATCCATGCCGCGTTTCTCCGCTATCTCCTCTAAGCATTTCATACGCCATTGATGCCCTATCGTTGCTGACTGTATTTCATAATCACGCGTTTTCAATGACATAATTCTAAGGTCTTTCATTAATTTCTGAAATTCACCTGGATATATGGTGGTATTCGCTTCCAAAATTCGTTTTACGTCAAAAGGCGAATACCCTGCTCTGACACACACTTCTCTTTCGCTCATTTCAAAGCATTCGGCTAACTCATGCAATACGCTCATTTTTTCTCCTCACACTTCTTTATTGCCCGGATGACCGTCGCACTGCTACAGCCTAACATACGCGCTATCTCGTTCACTCCGCGGCCAGATGCTCTCAGCCTGGCAATTTCTTTGTGTCTTGCATTGATTTTGTCCTTTTTTTGCTTTGCACATCGGACAACATTGGCAACCGCCTGCTGACTATATCCAGTCTTTTCTGCTATCTCAGCATTGCTCAGGCCACGATATGCCAAATTCATTATCTTTTTCCGTCGTTCTTCCATCCTTTCTTCCTCGTTCGGCATATGTATATCCGTCTGAAGTTTTGGACGCCTTTTCGCATTATACATAAGTGCTTCTTGGAGCGTCATGCTCCGCTGCATCCTTCCAAGCTGTAATGTGATGATATTTTTATAGATACCAGTAATTAGCATTCGTCTCTTGACCATCCTGGATCCTCCTATCCCATCGCTTCTTGGGACTGATTCATAATATATAAGCTGGTCTCCTATCTTAAGAGATTTTCTGTATGCCTCTAATTCATCCCTTTTTATCGGGTTTTTTGTTTCAATTCCCATATTCATCCCTCAATTTGTTTGACATATGCATACATTTCAGTTATACTATGTATGACGTGTTTGTGTTTGTGTTTCTGCTTAGGAACGGATTACCCACCGTTCCTCCGGCCGATTTTATTCGGCCGGTTTTTTATTGCATCGGCCTACTGGCTGGATAAGCGCCGGCTTATATCCGATTCCCTCGATTGCTGTATAATTCCGATTTTTCATCTTCCGGCAATCACACTTCTCTCCCGGGTCCAATGCTCCCCCGCAGTATTCACACGTTCTAAACTGTCTTTTCATGTTTCTTATCATCCTCCATACATCACCAAATACATGATGACCATTGTTGCAAATCCAAGCAGGTAAAATAAGGCTGCCGACCAACATTTATAATGTTCTCTTTCTTTCCTGGCCTTCCTGCACTCATATCTCCAATAATCTTCTCCCACTGCACGGCCTCCTTCACTCTTCGCTTCTCTTATACTCATAATAGATTTCCTCCATGGTATGCGGCGTAAAAAACATCTCACGGTTATAATAGTCTCCCACCCAGATAAACACTTCCAGCACCTCTCCTTCGTACCATTTCCCGGCCAGGAAAAACGTCTGGAAAACCTTCTTGTTTCCCTTAGTGTTCCATGGCGATACCCTTATTTTTATCTGGCCCGACTGGAAGTAATAGCCATATTCATCTTCCTTCATTAACTTCCCGGTCCCCAAGAGCTGCTTTGCCAGTTCTTCGGCCTTTTTCTTTGTGACCTTTCCTGTTCTCATGGTTCTTTCCTTTCCGATTCTTGTTTTTTCTCCCCTCCCGTCCTATAATGTACTTACAGGCCCCCGCCAGGGCCAAGTACACATATAACAAGGAGAAATTTTCATGAAACACTTTAACCACATGTTTACTGATGATGATATTTTAACTCTTACATGTACTCTTACAGCCCTTCCCCTCATACATATGGACGGCGTATCAGAAACTCAACAATCAATAAATGATGCCTGCTGCAAAAGCGCCCTTGAGAAATTAATAAATCATCAGACTGACATTATCCCCAATGAGACAAAAGTCATCGCCGTTTCTCTCATAGCTGCCGATATGATTCTAAAAGGAGAGCTGGAGGTTGATAGCTCCATTCGTGAACTATTCGTCCCCTACCGTTTTTCTATTAACCGTCTCCGTCCTATATTTGAAGAAATCTTTATTTAGATAGTCGAAACGAATTTCTATATTTTTGTGTAAATCTGCCGTCATTAGCTGCTTTAACCTTTTGACGGCTTTTTCTGTTTTCCTATTCACATTCTCCCTTGCTGTCTCTTTGTAGCGTTTTGATTCTATTACCATGCTGCTTCTCCTTTCTGGGTTGATATCGGGTGATTGTTACACAATTTTTCGTTTGGGTATCAGATTTACAGGCTGTTTCACATGATGCTCCACACTCTCTTTACCATTTACCATTTCAATCAGCATGTCCAGGTTTACTAATCTTGTTTTCCCGGTTTTCCCGGCCTTGATATGCGGTATCTTTCCCTCCAGTACCCATGTCCTAAGAGTGCAATATGTAAGTTTAGTTTCTGGATCCTCCTGCTTGAAGTAATCAGCACATTCTTTTATTGTCCTCATTCTTGGAACTGACATTTTTATTTGTCTCCTTTCTGTTACTATGCTGAACGCGGCTCTTTTTCTTCTCTCTTTGCCTCTCGGTCCAGTCTCTCTTTAGCTTCCAAAGCATCAGTTGCAGCCTTCACGATAATAAGCGTGCTCATGTCCATTTGCTTCATCTTTTTTACTATCCCTACTATCACACTCTCTTTGAGTGATTCTGATGACATGTATTTCACCTCCTTTGTTCTTTTCGTTATCTTTGATTACATTATAGTGTTCAAAGATTACTTTGTCAAGGTTTTTTTGTAATCTCTGATAACTTTTTTATTGACTCTATAACGCATACGTGCTATTATCATGTCAGGAGGTGAATTTAATGATTGAAAATGAGCGTATAAAAGAAATTAGGAAATCGCTTAAAATGACTATGGAAAGATTTGGTGAAAGACTTGGTGTTACAAAAACTGCCATATCTAATATTGAAAAGTCGAACCGTAATGTAACAGAACAGATGCGCAAGGCAATCTGCCGAGAATTTAACGTAAATGAGGAATGGCTTCGGACCGGCAATGGGGAAATGTTCGTCCAGTTATCGCAAGATGACGAGACAGCACATATTGTTCAGGATATGCTGGGCAGTAATACAGGAAGTTTTTATAATATCATCTTAGAAATTGCCAAGAGTTACAAAAAGCTTAGCCCTACTTCTCAAAAAGCATTAAATGAGTTGGCAGACAATTTATTGGCTGGTTTGGTTAACAAAGAAGAGAAAGATGAATCCGAAATGACGTTTGATGAATTGATTGCTGAATGCCCAAAAACTCCAGAAGAGCTCGAACGTTTATATCCGCCAGTCAATATCAATCCTAAGGTTGTCAGTAAGCCTAAGGTTATTTAACAAAACACCCAAAATCTGTCTCTTATACACATCTCCGAGCCCACGAGACGGAGCTACATCTC